GCTCGCCGCCGAGCGCGAGGCCATATGGGCCCGAGTCGCAGGAGCGACGTTCCTGACCGATGCGGAGAAGCGGGCGCTGCTAGGATTGCCCGTTCTGGAGGAGGGTGACCGATGAGCGAGGCAGTGCCGAGGCTTGAAGTGAAGTTCACGTCGCTCGGCCGCGTGGAGCGCGGGCCCGACGGAACCGCGATCGAGGGCTATGCGAGCCTGTTCGGCCGGTTGGATCAGGGCGGCGACGTCGTGCAGCCCGGAGCGTATGCGGCGAGCCTCAAGCGGCTTTCGGCGGACGGCCGCAGGGTCAAGATGCTGTGGCAGCATGATCCCGGGCGCCCCATTGGTGTGTGGGACGAAGTTCGGGAGGATGAGCGCGGCTTGTTCGTCAAGGGCCGGATCCTTCCCGACGTGGCGCAGGGGCGTGAAGCAGCAGCGCTTGTGGCGGCTGGGGCGATCGACGGTTTGTCGATCGGCTACCGCACGGTCACCTCCGAGCGCGACAGCAAGGGGCGACGGGTGCTGCACGAGCTCGACCTGTGGGAGGTTTCGCTGGTGACCTTCCCGATGCTGCCCGAGGCGCGGGTCGGCGCAAAATCTGACGAGGTCGCCGAAGGGCTGGTGGCAGAGATCGCCTGCGCGTTGCGCGAGGCAGCTGGGATGTTGCGGGGCGCGTAAGGCGGCCCGGACCGGACAACGGCAACAGACAGGAACATACGATGACCAGGAGCGACAGCGTCGCCCGGAGCGGCGGAGCCGTGCCGGAGGCAGAGGTGCGGGACCCCGCGGGCCAATTCAAGGCTGCGCTGGGGCAGTTCACGAGCGATCTCGGCGCCTTCCGCGCCGGGATGGAGGCAAAACTTCAACAGCAGGAAGAGCGACTGACCATGCTTGATCGGAAATCCGTGGCCGGGCTGCGCCCGGCACTGGCCGCTGCGGCCGAGCCTGCCGTCCCGCACCAGAAGGCGTTCGACGCTTATGTGCGGTCGGGGGACGATGATGCGTTGCGCGGCCTTGTGCTGGAAGGCAAGGCGATGTCCACCGCGGTCGCGGCGGATGGCGGGTATCTCGTGTCGCCGCGAACGGCCGAGACGATCCAGGGCGTGCTGCGGTCGCAAGCGTCGATCCGGGGGCTGGCCAATGTGGTGGCCATCGACGGCGGCACGTACGAGGTGCTGGTTGACCACACCGAGTTCGGGTCGGGCTGGGCGACCGAGGCGACCGTGACGGCCGAGACGGGAACCCCTGCGATCGACAAGATCGCGATCCCGCTGCACGAACTGTCCGCGCTGCCGAAGGTGTCGCAACGTCTGCTCGACGACAGCGCGTTCGACGTCGAGGGCTGGCTCGCGGAGCGGATCGGCGACAGGTTTGCCCGGGCCGAAGCCAACGCGTTCGTCGTTGGTAACGGTGTGGACAAGCCGCGCGGATTTCTGGACCACACGAAGGTCGCGAACGCGACCTGGGCCTGGGGGTCGATCGGCTATGTCGCCACCGGAACGGCGGGTGCCTTCCCGGCCTCGGCCCCGGCGGATGTGCTGGTGGACCTCGTCTATGCCCTGGGCGCGCGCTACCGAGCGAATGGGACCTTCCTGATGAACTCGCGGACCGCGGGCCGGGTGCGCAAGCTGAAGGACGCGGACGGAAGGTTCCTGTGGTCGGACGGGCTTGCAGCGGGGGAGCCTGCGCGGCTGCTGGGCTATCCGGTGCTCATCGCCGAGGACATGCCGGATGTGGCGAACGACGCCTTTGCCATCGCCTTCGGCGACTTCCGCTCGGGGTACACGATCGCCGAGCGGCCCGACCTGCGGGTGCTGCGCGACCCGTTCTCGGCAAAGCCGAACGTGCTCTTTTACGCGACCAAGCGCGTGGGCGGCGGGGTCAGCGACTATGCCGCGATCAAGCTTCTGCGCTTCGCGGTGAGCTGATCCGCGACTGGCACGTGATGGTCGGGCCGGTCGCTGACCGGCCCGACCCGGCCGCCCAGAGGTTGCGGAGAAATTCATGAACCTGACGGAATTGACGCCGGTCCCGCCAGAAGCGCTGCCGGTGGCCGATCTGGCCGAGCATCTAAAGCTAGCGATCGGCTTTGCCCCGGACCCCACGCAGGATGCCCTGTTGCGGGGTGTGCTTCGCGCGGCGCTAGCGGCGATTGAGGCGAGGACATCGAAGGCCGTGCTGCGACGTGACTTCCGGCTGACCTTGGCTGCCTGGCGCGACCTGGGCGAACAGGCGCTTCCGGTGGCTCCGGTCACCGCTGTGGCTGCCCTGCGTATCGTCGACCGGCTGGAACAGACGGTCGTGGCAGACCCGGCCGGTTGGCGCCTGGTGCCCGATACGCACCGTCCGCTAGTACGCTCGGTTGGCTTCACGCTGCCGACGATTCCGGTCGGCGGCCGCGCGGAGATCGACTTCTCCGCCGGGTATGGCGCCACATGGTCGGAAGTGCCGGGAGACCTGAAGCAGGCGGTGGTGCTGCTGGCCGCAGAATTCCATGACAACCGCGCAGGCGGTCACGGGATACCCGACACGGTGGCGACGCTGGTCTCTCCGTATCGCCACATGCGGTTGTGGGGGCTGTCGTGAAGATCTTCGCAGGATGGAACTGGAGAGCCCGGAGCGTGTCCCTGACGGCGCGGGAGGGTTCGCTACGGTCTGGGCGCCCCTAGGAACGCTTTGGGGTCACGTCCGGGCTGGGGTCGGGCGGATTGAGGGGGCCGAACAGGTCACACTGTCGACCCTTACCTTCCGCATCTACGTGCGCGCAGCCGACGTGGGTGATCCGCGTCGACCGAAGCCGGAACAGCGGCTGCGTGACGGAGGTCGCTACTTCAGGGTGCTTGCCGTGACGGAGGCACCAGATCTGCCGGGGCTGCTTGTCTGCTTTGCCAACGAGGAGGTTCCGGCATGAGCTATGGCAGTGCCGTCGCGTTGCAGGCTGCGGTCTATGGTCGACTCAAAGGCGACTCCGCGCTGACCGGGCTGGTTGGCGCGGCAATCTACGACGCCGTGCCCGCGGGGACGCTTCCCGAGATCTACGTGAGCCTAGGCGCTGAGGAGGCGCAGGCCAGGGGCGATGCTTCGGGTATGGTTGCGGATCACGACATCGTGGTCACGGTTGTGAGTTTGGCAGCAGGGTTCGCAAGGGCAAAGGCGGCTGCCGCTGCCGTTTCAGCGGCCCTTCAGGGGCCGGGGCTGGTGCTGGCGGCCGGACGGCTGATGGACCTTCGATTCCTGTCGGGCAGGGCGCGGCGCGTACGCGATGGCGACGTGCGCCGCATCGACCTTCGGTTCCGGGCGCGGATCGACACGAACTGAACATGCAAGGAGAGCCGACATGGCGGCACAGAACGGCAAGGACCTGCTGTTGAAGATCGACCTGACCGGGGCTGGACAGTTCGAGACGGTGGCGGGCCTGCGAGCCACGCGCCTGAGCTTCAATGCAGGAACGGTGGACATCACGAGCCTCGAGAGTGTGGGGGGATGGCGGGAGCTTCTGGGGGGTGCCGGCGTACGATCGGCCTCGGTGGCCGGATCGGGCGTGTTCCGCGACGAAACCTCGGACGCGCGCGCGCGGCAAATCTTCTTCGACGGAGGCACACCCGTCTGGCAGGTGATCGTGCCGGACTTCGGTATCGTCGAAGGTCCCTTCCTGATGACGGGGCTGGAGTACGCAGGCAGCTTCAACGGCGAGGCGACCTACGAAGTCTCGCTGGCGTCGGCGGGTGCGCTGACCTTCACGGCTCTTTAGCGCCATGGAGAACCCCTGGGCGGGCGAAGTGTCATTGGTCGTGGATGGGACACCACGCGTGCTAAAGCTGACGCTAGGCGCGCTGGCGGAGTTGGAAGCATCGATGGGTGCTGACAGCCTTGTGGCCTTGGCTGAGCGGTTTGAGACGGGACGCTACTCGACCCGAGACGTCCTCTCCCTGGTCGTGGCCGGGCTGCGCGGGGGGGGCTGGCGCGGTCGAACCGGGGATCTGCTGAGCGCCGAGATCGCCGGCGGACCGGTCGCCGCAGCGCGAGCGGCTGGGCTTCTGTTGGTTCGGGCGTTCCAGGCTCCCGAGATTGGCGTGTGACCGCGCGACTCGATTGGCCGGGCCTTATGCGGGCCGGGATCGCGGGCTTGCGGTTGCGGCCTGTGGAGTTCTGGGCGCTGACGCCGGGCGAGCTGGTGCTCTTGCTGGGGATCAGCCCAGACGGCGCGCGGGGCCTCACGCGGTCGCGGTTGGAGGCGCTGGTGCGCGCGTTCCCGGACGGGGAAAGGGAGACGTCTGATGCAGGAGAGTGACGGGTTCGGCGGGTTTGAAGACCAGGTAAGCGCGCTTGAACGGTCGTTGGGCGGGGCGGGCACGATGGCCGCAGCGTTCGACAGCGAGCTTGCCCGGATGCAGGCGACCTTTGCTGGAACGGGGCGCGAGGTGACCTCGATGTCTGCTTCGATCTCGCGCGGGTTGCGCGGGGCATTCGAGGGGGTCGTCTTTGACGGGATACGGTTGTCGGATGCGCTGCGCGGGATCGCGCGGTCAATGTCGGAAGCCGCCTACTCGGCGGCGGTCCGACCGGTCTTCAGCCATTTTGGCGGGGTTCTCGCCGGCGGGATCGAGGGCCTTGTGAAGGGGGCAATGGGGTTCGCCGATGGCGGTGCCTTTGCCCAGGGGCGGGTGATGCCCTTTGCCAAGGGTGGCGTCGTTACGGCGCCAACTACGTTTCCGATGCGCGGGGCAACTGGCCTGATGGGTGAGGCTGGACCCGAGGCAATCCTTCCGCTGGCGCGAGGTGCCGACGGCTCCCTTGGTGTTCGCGCACCCGGGGGCGGAGGACGACCGGTGTCGGTGGTGATGAACATCACGACCCCGGACGTTCAGGGATTTCAGCGGTCTCAGACGCAGATCGCGGCCGAGGTCGGCCGCGCGCTGTCCCGCGGCCAGCGCAACCGTTGAGGTGAGGCATGGCGTTCCATGAAGTGAGGTTTCCGGCCAACCTGAGCCTGGGGTCGGTCGGCGGCCCCGAGCGGCGCACCGAGATCGTGACGCTTGCCAATGGGTTCGAGGAGCGCAACACGCCCTGGGCCCAGTCGCGCCGACGCTATGACGCCGGTCTAGGAATGCGCTCGCTTGATGACCTAGAGACGCTGATTGCGTTCTTCGAGGCGCGTCAGGGCCAAATGCACGCCTTTCGCTGGAAGGATTGGACTGACCACAAGTCCTGCCCTGCGTCACGAGCGGTGTCGGCATTGGACCAGTCCGTCGGGGTAGGAGATGGGGTCACTAGCGTGTTCCAACTGGCCAAGACCTATCGTTCTGATGTGCATACCTATGTGCGGCCCATCGTGAAGCCGGTCCCGGGGACCGTTCGGGTCGCGCTGCAGGGCACTCCCCTTGTCGAGACAGTGGGCTTCACTGTCGATGCCTTGACCGGAAAGGTCACCATAGCGGATCCGCCTGACGTGGGCGTGCAGGTGACGGCAGGCTACGAGTTTGACGTGCCAGTGCGGTTCGACACCGATCGGCTGTCCTTGTCGATGGCGAGCTTCCAGGCCGGCGACGTGCCCAGCGTACCGGTCGTGGAGATCCGGACGTGAGTGGCAATGCGCAGCTCCTGCGGGCGCACCTTGCCGGAGGGGACACCACAGTTTGCCGTTGCTGGCAGGTTGTCCGCCGCGATGGGGAGACGCTGGGATTTACCGACCACGACCGGGATCTGAGCTTTGGAGGGGTCGTGTTTCGCGCCGGGAGCGGACTTTCCGGGCGTGTGGTCCAGAAGGCGACTGGACTTTCGGTCGACAACACTGCGGCCATGGGGACTCTGTCCAGCCCCGGCATCCGGGCCGATGATGTTGAGGCCGGGCGGTATGACGCTGCGGCCGTCACGATCTGGCAAGTGAACTGGAGTGATCCGGAGGCGCGGCAGATCGAGTTCCGCGGGACCTTGGGCGAGATCACACGATCCGGTGTCGAGTTCGAGGCAGAGCTCCGCGGGCTGACAGATGCCTTGAATCGCGCCGACGGACTGGTGTTCCAACGCCAGTGCACCGCACGTCTCGGCGATCGCAGGTGCCGTGTGGATACATCGCGGCCCGAGAACTCTTGGGAGACCGAAGTGATTTCCTGGGGCCCCGGGTCGGAAATGCTGTTGAGTGCGAGCGCTGCTTATCCCGATCATTGGTTTGCTGGCGGAAGGCTCGAGGTTCGGTCGGGCGGGGCTGCAGGGCTTGCAGGCAGCATCAAGCAGGACAATACCGCCGCCGCGGGTCGCCGGATTACACTTTGGGAGGCAATACGGGCGACCATCGGACCGGGTGATCGGGTCACGTTGGTTGCGGGGTGCGACCGTGCGCCTGAAACATGTAGAACGAAGTTTTCCAACTTCGCCAACTTCCGAGGGTTTCCGCATGTCCCGGGGGAAGACTGGGTGATGAGTTATCCTGCGCGGGCACAGCGGCGGGATGGCGGGAGCCGGTCGTCATGACTGCAGTCCGTTCCCAGATCGTCGCGGCAGCCCGTGAATGGATCGGCACCCCTTATGTTCATCAGGCGTCCCTATTGGGAGTTGGGTGTGATTGCCTTGGGCTGGTGCGTGGCGTCTTCAGGCAACTCTTCGGGGCGGAGCCCGAGGACGTTCCGCCCTATTCCCCGGACTGGTCCGAAGCATCGGGCGATGAACGCCTGTGGAGAGCCGCTCGCCGTCATCTCTTGGAAGTGGAACGCGGCTGCGTCCGGCCGGGCGATATGATCCTGATGCGCATGCGTGAGGGAATGGTCGCGAAGCATGTGGGAATTGCCGCGGAGGGTGTAGCGGGGCCGACCTTGATCCACGCCTATTCTCGCCGCGGGGTCGTCGAAAGCCCGATGACACAGTCCTGGTCCCGGCTGACTGTTGCGGCGTTTGCATTTCCGGGGAGCAATGACTGATGGCCACAATCGTGCTTTCCGCGGCGGGTGCCGCGATCGGGTCGTCGATTGGCGGGGGCGTCCTGGGCCTGTCTTCCGCAGTCATTGGTCGGGCGGTTGGAGCTACTCTCGGACGCGCAATTGACCAAAGGCTTCTCGGCGCGGGCTCGGAGCCAGTCGAAACCGGCAAGGTCGACCGCTTTCGCGTCATGGGGGCGAGCGAGGGACAAGCGGTGACGCGGGTCTATGGCCGGGCCCGGATTGCTGGGCACGTGATCTGGGCCTCCAACTTCCTGGAGCGTGTCACGACATCGGGCGGCTCCGGCAAAGGCACGGCACCGTCCGCCCCGCGCGTTCGCACCTCGTCATACTCGGTAAGCCTCGCGCTGGCGCTATGCGAGGGCGAGATCACGGGGGTTGGCCGGGTCTGGGCCGACGGTATGGAGCTCGGCCATTCGGCCCTGAACATGCGCGTGTACGTGGGCAACGAAGAGCAACTCCCTGATCCTCTGATCTCGGCGACGGAGGGGCCGGAGAATGCCCCTGCCTATCGCGGAATTGCCTATGTCGTGATCGAGGACCTCGCACTTGGGCCATATGGCAACCGTGTACCACAGCTCAGTTTCGAGGTTCATCGGCCAGAAGCGCGATCAGACGATCTGGCGATGCGGGAAGTGGCGCGCGGGACCCACGCGGTGGCCATGATCCCTGGGACGGGCGAGTATGCGCTGGCCACATCGCCTGTCTACGCGACGGATCAAGCGGGGCGGCGACGCGCGGCAAACGTGAACTCGCTTTGGGGGCGTACCGACTTCCACGCATCGCTCGCCGCGCTAGAGCGTGAAGTGCCCGCATGTGAGGCTGTTTCGCTAGTTGTGTCGTGGTTTGGTGACGACCTGCGGTGCGGCTCGTGCGAGATACGGCCGAAGGTCGAGCAGGGCGGATCCGAGTTTGCCTCGATGGACTGGCATGTCTCCGGAGTGGGTCGGGCAGAGGCGAGGGTTGTTCCACGTGTCGAGGGCAGGCCGGTTTATGGCGGGACGCCCACGGACCAGTCCGTGATTGAGGCGATCCAGGCGATCCGTGCCAGCGGCAAGGCCGTCATGTTTTACCCTTTTCTCCTGATGGATCAGCTGGCTGGAAACGGTCGGGCTGATCCTTGGTCCGGGGCACCAGACCAGGCGATACTGCCCTGGAGAGGGCGCATCACCACGTCCGTTGCGCCAGGGCGCACGGGAACGACAGACCAGACCGCCGCCGCAGCAGCAGAAGTCGAAGCTTTCTTCGGGACCGCGCAACCCGAGGATCTGATCTGGAACGGGTCGCGGATGGAGGCGAATGCTTCGGCGGATTGGCGGTATCGCCGGTTCATCCTGCATTGTGCGCGCCTGTGTGCCGCGGCTGGCGGGGTCGACGCGTTCTGCATCGGGTCCGAAATGCGAGGCCTGACCCAGATCCGAAGCGGCCGGACCGTTTATCCCGCAATCCCTGCCTTGCGAACGCTTCTGGCGGATGTGCGGTCGGTCCTTGGACCAACAGTCATGCTGTCCTATGCTGCGGATTGGTCGGAATATTTCGGTCATCATGCAAATGACGGAACCGGGGATGTGTTCTTCCACCTCGACCCTCTGTGGGCCGACCAGAACACCAACTTCATTGGCATCGACAACTACATGCCCCTTTCTGACTGGCGTGACGGCGAGGATCATGCCGACGCAGGATTCGGGTCGATCTATTGTCCATCCTATCTGCGCGGGAATGTGGCTGGAGGTGAAGGGTTCGACTGGTATTATCATGCTCCCGAGGCGGCGGTGGTGCAGCACCGGACGCCGATAACGGACGGTGCATATGGAGAGCCTTGGGTGTTCCGCTACAAGGACATTCGATCATGGTGGTCGAATATGCACCATGATCGTCCGGGCGGGGTTCGCCAGGCTGATCCGACTGCGTGGATTCCTGGATCGAAGCCGGTCTGGTTCACCGAGTATGGTTGCCCAGCCGTGGACAAGGGAACAAACGAGCCAAACAAGTTCGTCGATCCGAAATCGTCGGAGTCGTTCCTCCCGAGATATTCGAATGGTCGGCGGGACGATCTGATCCAGCGCCGATATCTCGCAGCTGTACGCGCACATTGGGACGACCCGACAAACAACCCCGTTTCTGCGCAGTATGGCGGTCAAATGGTGGATATGTCGCGCGCTTTTGTCTGGGCGTTCGATGCGCGTCCCTTTCCAGCCTTCCCGATGAGCCGTGCCGTTTGGAGTGATGGCAACAACTATGGTCGCGGGCATTGGTTGAACGGACGTACTACAACGCGCCTTCTTTCGGGCGTCGTGTCCGAGATCTGCAGCGGAGCCGGCATAGATGACATCGACGTTTCGCGCCTGCACGGTGTGGTCAATGGATATGTCCTCTCGGAGACCGGATCCGCCCGGGCTGCCCTGCAGCCGCTGATGCAGGTCTACGGCTTCGATGCGACAGAGAGGAACGGTACGCTCGTGTTCCGGACGCGCTCGGCTTGGCAGGACGCCGCCATTGACATCACACATGTCACGGCCGCCGAAACGGTATCAGGCGACGTGGTGATCGAACGGTCTCCGACCGCCGAGCTTCCATCGAGGGTGCGCGCTACCTTCTTCGAAGCCGAAGGGTCCTATGCGACCCGTGTGGTCGAGGCCGCCGATCCTGTCATCGATTCACCATCTGTATCGCAGAGTTCCTTGGCACTTGTCCTGACGCCGGACGAGGCGCAGGCAACCGTCGACCGATGGTTGGCGGAAACGCGGGTCGCAGCAGACTCCGTTCGCTTCGGATTGCCGCCTTCTGCATGCGGGATCGGTCCGGGCGATGTTGTCGCGCTTGCGGGTGCGCGATATCGCGTTGACCGGATGGAGATCGGACTGGAAACACGAGTAGAGGCGCTTCGAACGGAGCCCTCGGTCTTCGTTGCCGTCGACCGCCCAACTTCACCAACTGACGTACCCTCCTTCACTGCAGATACTCCAGTCGAGCCGATCTTTCTCGACCTTCCTCTCGTCACGGAGGGACAGGTCGATCACGCTCCTGTGGTGGCAGTGTCGCGTGATCCCTGGCGGGGCGCTGTGGCAGTGTACCGCTCATCGAATGGGGACTCCTTCCAGTTCAG